ATGGGTCGGACCCGTAGCGACATCGAACTCCGAGAAATAGCCTACGATCCCCTGCCGTCGCAGAAGCGGTTTCACGAAGCCGGGGCGCGGTTCAAGGGATTCTCGGGGCCGATCGGTAGCGGGAAGAGCCAGGCTCTATGCCAGGAGGCAATCCGGCTGTGCTACTTGAATCCGGGGAGGATGGGATTGCTGGGGGCGCCGACTTATCCGATGTTGCGCGACGCGACGCAGGCGACGCTGCTGGAGATCCTGGAGAGCAATCGAATTCCGTACGACCACAACAAGGCGGAGAACACGCTGACGCTGAATGACACGTGGTCGCGGATCATTTTCCGGCCGGTGGACGATTTCGAGAGGCTGCGCGGCACGAACCTGGCGTGGTTCGGACTGGACGAGCTGACGTACACGCAGGAACAGGCGTGGCTGCGGCTGGAAGGGCGCTTGAGGGACCCGAAAGCGGAGCGGTTGTGCGGATTCGCGGTGTGGACGCCCAAGGGGTTCGACTGGGTTTACAGGAAGTTCGTAACCAACCAGAACGAGAACTACCAGACGGTCCAAGCGGCGCCGAAAGAGAACCGGTACCTGCTGGAGAAGATACCGGACTTTTACAAGCGGCTGGAAGAGAGTTACGACGCCAAGTTCTACGCACAGGAGGTTCTCGGGGAGTATCTGCACCTTTCGGGCGGTACGGTATACACGGCGTTCGAGGCGGCGGATCACGTGAAGGACCTGGCGGCGGACCCGAATGTGCCGCTGCGATGGGCGCTGGACTTCAACGTGGACCCGATGAGTTCGTTGATCGCGCAGACGGACGACGGGAAGGTGAAGGTGCTGGACGAGATCGTGATCCGGAACGGAACGACTCAGGAGGCGTGCGAGGAGTTTCTGAAGCGGTATCCGAGACACGACGCGGGATTGATCGTCTACGGGGACGCGTCGGGAAATCAGCAGCAGACGACCGGGTTCTCGGATTACCAGATGGTGCGGGACCACCTTCAGGTACACTCGGCGATCAAGACGCAGTACCGGGTGCCGAAGTCGAATCCGAGCGTGAAAGAGCGGATCAACCTGATGAACGCGAAGCTGCGGTCGGCGTCGGGCGAAATCTCGGTGCTGGTGGACAGGAAGTGCAGGGAGCTGATCAAGGACTTTGAACAGGTAGCGTTCAAGGCGGACACGTACCAGATCGACAAGGATCGGGACCGGCAGCGGACGCATTTGTCGGACGCGCTGGGGTACCTGCTCTGGCAGGAGTGCAGACCGCTTCCCACGATAGGGGAGCGACGGGGGCGATTGTTCTGATGATACAGACCATTAATCGGGAACATCCGGAGTACATGGCGCGGAAGGCGACGTGGAGACGGTACCGGGACTTATACGTTGGTGGAGACCAATTGCGGGAGCGCGGGTCGGAGTACCTGGTGCGGCGGCAGAAGGAACCGGGCGAGGTATACCAGGAGCGCCTGATGCGGCTGTTCTACCAGAACTACGTCGGCAGCATCATCGACTGGTACGCGGCGACGCTGATGCACCGCGAACCGGTGGTGCAGATGGAGCAACCGGGCGGCCCGGCGAGCGGGTTCTACAACACGTTTTTCGCGGACTGCGACTTGAAAGGAACGCGGCTGAGCCAGTTCTTCCGGGAGCGATTCACGGAGATGCTGGTTTGCGGGAGCAGTTACGTGGTGGTGGACTTCCCGCGGACGGCGGGGCGGGCGGCCACGCGGGCGGAGGAAGACGCGTCGGGGCAATCGCGGGGATTCCTGGTGGAGTACGGAGCGGACGAGGTAATCAACTGGAACCGCGACGAGCGAGGCGGGCTGGAGTGGGTGGTAATCCGCAGTTCCTGCCTGCAGCAATCGAAGGTTACGGACGCGAAGTGGGAAAAGGAAACGCGGTGGGTGTACTACGACCGGGAGAGCTTCCGGATCTACCGCAAGGCGGGCGAGCAAAGCCCGGTGGAACTGGTGGACGAAGGACGGCATTGCCTGGCGCCGTACGGACGGGTTCCGGTATTCGAGATGAAGGTGACCGAAGGGCTGTGGCTGATGAACAAGGCCGCGCTGCTGCAACTGGAACACTTCAACAAATCGAACGCACTGTCGTGGGCGCTGACGATGGGGCTGTTCGCGATGCCGGTGGTGTACTCGGACAACGAGTTCAAACAGGTAGTGGGGGAAACGTACTACTTACAGCTCGGCCAGAACGACCGGTTCGGCTGGGCGGAGCCGGACGGGAAGGTATACCAGATCGCGGCGGACAACCTGGATCAACTGAAGGACGAGATATACCGGGTGTGCTACCTGATGACCCAGGCGGGAGACACGAGCGGGACGGGGGCGCGGCAATCGGCGTTGAGCAAGCAACTGGACTTCGTGGCGACGGAAGAAGTGCTGCGGGCCTACGGCGCGGTAGTCAAGGAAACGATGACCCAGGTTTTGGGGGCGGTGGCGGAGGCGCGGCAGGACGGGGTAACGATCGACGTCACGGGACTGGACGATTTCGACATCGACGAGTTCGCGACGGAGCTGAACGACGTCAAGAGCCTTCTGGCGCTGGGGATCGGAAGCGAAACGCTCACGAAACAGGTATTCAAGCGGCTGGCGCTGAAGTACCTGAGCGATGCGCGGCCGGAGGTGAAGAGCCGGGTGGTAGAGGAGATCGAACAGACGGACTACGGGAAAGCGGGCGGCACTAAAGACCCGGCGCTGCAATAGGCGGCAAACAGACGAGGAGGTCAGCACGGGGCGGGCCGGCAAGTGGCCCGCCCCACTGATTTTTGGGGAGGTTTATGGAAGGAATCGACATTCAATCGGTTGTGCGGCAGGCGATCGAGGAGTACGCCAAGAACGAACAAGCGAAGAGCGAGCCAGCGTACAAGGCGGAACTGCTGGAAGAGCGCAAGCGCCGGGAGCAGATGGAGCGGCGGCTCAACGAGATGGCGGAAGAGAACAAGCGGAGCCGGATGAAAGCGGAAGAGGCAGAGCGGAGTTCGGCGGTCCGGGCCGAGTTGCAGCGCCTGGGAGTGGCAAAGATCGACCTGGCGTTCAAGGCGGTGCAGGACGGGATCGTCCGTAGCGACGACGGGCGACTGGTAGCGCGAGGCGATGCGGGAGAGGTACCGGTACGGGAGTATCTCTCGGCGTTCGTGAAAGAGAATCCGGAGTTTCTGCCAGCCCGGATTGCGGGAGGAACCGGGATGACGGGGAACCTCAAGGCGCCGCAGGCCGGAAACGAGTCGGTAAGTATCGATCGAATCCGTCCGGGCATGAGCACGGAAGAGATGCAGCGGGTACGAGAGGAAATCGTGCGCGTGGCGTCGCAGACCCTTCGGGGACTGTAGAAAACAGCCGGCCGGAAGGCTGGTACAAGGACAGGAAGAAGGAGAAAGAATGGGAGCAATTACAACAACTAATGTCGCGACTGCGATCGTCAAGCTGGTGGCGGCGGAAGCTTTACCGGTGCTGGTGGGGAACCTGGTGATGGGGAACCTGGTGAATCGGGACTACGAGCCGGCGCTGGCGCAATCCGGCGACACGATCAACGTGCCGATACCGCCGCAGATGGTGGCGAACAACATCAACGACGCCGTTGGCGGCACGGTTACGTTGCAGAACCCGAGTCTGGGAAACGCGCAGATCGTGCTGAACACGCACGCGGAATCGACCTTCCAGCTTCCGGACGTGGCGAAAGTGCTGGCGGTGCCGGACCTGCTGAAGATCTACCTGCAGCCGGCGGTAGCGGCGATCGCGCAGAAGATCGAAGGCGACCTGCTGAACCTGTATGCGGGTTTCACGACCAACACTCCGGTTGGCACGGCGGGCTCGGCGATCACGGAAGCCACGATCGACGCGGCTGAAACGGCGCTGTTCCTGGCGAAGATCCCGCCATCGGAGCCGAAGTACATCGTGGTGGACGCGGCTTCGTATTCGGCGTGGCGGCAGATTCCGCGATTCAGCGAGTACCAGACGGCGGGCGACGCCGGACTGCAAGCTTTGATCGACGGCTCGATCGGAAAAATCAAGGACTTCTACGTTTTCCGGTCGCAGTTCGTGCCGAAGACGGGCACGGGCACGGTGAATACGCACAACCTGGCGTTCACCAAGGACGCCATCGGCCTGGTCGTGCGGCGGCTGCCGCAACCGCTGCCGGGTACGGGCGCCATCGCCGAGTATGCCGAGATGGGCAACTTCGGAATGCGCGTGGTGATGAGCTACCAGCCGAACACGCTGGCGCAGCAATTCACGGTGGACGTGCTGTACGGCTGCGGCATTCTGCGGAACGCGGCCGGTGTGCAGGTCAACACCTAGGTTGCACGTGCAGCGAAGGCGGCTCTGTCCACACACTTGGGACGGAGCCGCCGGGGTTTGAGGGGGCAGGCCGGTTAGCCGCGCGCGGGCGAGGCCGCGGGTTATCAACCTGCCCACAAAAGCTGACCGGAACAGGACGGGAGGATGGAATGGATTTGCAGGTCTACTACAAGAAGATTCGAGAGACGGCGGCGGGGTACGCGGAAAAGGACGTGGTGATCGTAAGCCGCGCGACCGGGGATGGCGGCAAATCGGGTGTGTACACGGAAGTGCCGAAGGAAGTAGCCGCGATGATGGTGGTCGAAGGGACGGCCGATCCGGCATCGACGGACGCCGCGGCGGCATTCCGGAAGGCGCGGGAGGAAGCGAAGGAGCGTGCGGAGCGGGAAGCGGCCGCCGCGAAGATGCCGTTGTCAGTGGTCACAACCGCGGAACTACAGCGGTTGATGGGACTGCGGAACCAGGGATAAGAACATGGCTCTGTTCACGGACGGCGTTCCTTCGACGGTCGACGATCTGGCGGCGGTGGATTCGCAACTCCTCAACGTGGCGCACGCGGAGGGTATCGATGTGACGCAGAAGCTGAATCTGGCACAAGTCGATCTCGGTCTCGAACTCACCTCGCTGCTTACGGCCAACACTTACTACGGTCAATCGTTTTGGGTGACGCCCAAACCGAACCTGGGTTCGGTGGTGGTGACACCTCCGCTGAAGCAGTGGCACACATACCGCTCCTTGGAGATGGTGTACAGCGATGCGTACAACAGCCAGCTCAACGACCGTTACATGGGAAAGCGAGACCAGTTTCACGAGACAGCCAAGCAGGCGTACGAGAAGCTGAGGGAGATGGGACTGGGCATCGCGACGGCGCCGGTTCCGATGGCGGCGCCTCCGAGCGTGGTGGCGGCGCAATCCGGCGCGGGCGGCAACCTGCCGGACGGGACTTACTTCGCGGCCATGGCGTGGGTGAATGCCGTGGGAGAAGAGGGCGCGGCATCGGAGGCGACGGAGGTGACGATCGCCAGCGGCACGTTCCTGGTACAAGCGGGTACCGCTCCAAGCGCGGCGACGGGATGGAACGTTTACGCGGGGATGGATCCGGACAACCTATCGCTGCAAACCGCGGTGCCGGTGGAGGTGGGAGTGTCCTGGGTGCAGCCTGGCATGCTCAGTACGACGGGAAGAGCGCCGGGGACAGGGCAAGCGTGGAATTATCTGCGGCCGATACCGCGCGTAATTCAGAGAGGTTGAAATGGCGGGAATCGGAAGCCAAGCGGCGGCGGCGGTGGTCAAGCTGCTTTCATCGTCAGACGGACTGGCCGCCCAGATGGGGAACCGGCAGGATGGCGGACAAGGGAGCGGAACGGCTGCGGCGCAAATACCCATCCGGGCGCAGAACGTGGCGGCGGATCTGGCGGAACTCGGGGAGATCGTGCGCTATCCGACGATTCAGGTGTACTGCGAGAAGTTGGTGAACAGCCTGACCGAGAAATTCCGGACGTTTTCGGGGACGGTGCAGATGGCGGCGGAAATCCGGAACTCGCAGGACCGGCTGCAGGGTTTGCAGGAGGGTCTGGAGCAATACGCCGACGCATTGACGCAGGTTCTGGACGGGAACCGCGGAGACTGGGGTTCCGGCATGTACTACGCCGGGGGTTATCAGGTGGCGTACGGAGCCGTGAAGCACGGCGGAAAGAACTATATCCAAGTGGCGAAGGTCACTTTCGAGATTGGAGTGAGCATCAGCTAGTATGGCCTACATATCTTCAAACGCGAACCGCTTCTACACGGCGCTGGAAAGCGCGTACGGGAGCGCGGCGACAATCACGGCGAGCAACCGGATCCCGGCGGTGAAACTGACGGTAAGGAACCAGCTCGAGGCGACCAACCGGAGAGACAAGACCGGCAGCCGGACTTTCCCGGGCTTGCCGGTGGGGGGCCGGCGGCGTACGGCTTTCGAGTTACAGACGTACATGACGAGCTGGCAGAAATCGAACGGCGCGGGGCCGGCATACGGTCCGCTGTTTCAGGCGGCACTGGGCGCTGCGCCGCTGCAATTCGCCGGAGGGACGGTGGCTTCGGCGACCACCGGAGGGCAAGTGGCGTTCGGAGCGCCGCACGGACTCAGCGTGGGCCAGGCGGTATCGGCGGGCGGAGAGCTGCGATTCGTGGCGGCGATCGTGGATACGGTCACGGTGCAATTGACGACGCCGTTCTCGGCTCCGCCGGCTACCGGCGCGACGCTGGGGGCCTCGGTCACGTACACGCCCACGACGGAGTTGCCGAGCGCGACCATCTTCGACTACTGGGACCCGTCGACGGCGGTGCAGCGGTTCCTGAGCGGAGTGGCCGTAGACCAGTTGGAGATCCTGGTAAACGGGGACTTCCACGAATTCCGCTTCAGCGGGATGGCGCAGGACCTGGTGGACAGCAGCAGCTACTCGGGGCAAGTGGCGAACTCGGTGAATTTTCCGGCCGAGCCGGCGGTGCAGGCGTTCGACTATTCGATCGTCCCCGGGAACCTGGGCGAAGCATGGCTGGGCAGCACGCCCACGCAATTCTTCACGCTTGCGAGCGCGTCGCTGGCGCTCAAGAACAACCTGGACCTGAGGATGAACGAGTTCGGATCGAACCTGCCGCAGTGCATTGCGCCGGGACAGCGGACGGTCACGGCGACCATCGACCTGTACAGCCAGGACGACGCGGCGACGACGGGTTTGTACCAGGCCGCCAGGCAGCAATCGCCGGTGAGCGTGATGTTCCAGTTGGGCGAGGTGGAGGGCCAGGTGATGGCGGTGTTCATGAACAGCGTGATACCGCAGGTTCCGGAGTTCAACGACGGCAGGCCAAGGCTGCAATGGCAGTTCCGGCCGTCGCGGGCGCAGGGCACGGTGAACAACGAAATCGCGGTGGCGTTCGGATAGCCATGACGTACGAGAGCGTTCGGGAAGTGGAGTCCGAGATCGCGCCGGGAGTTACGTACGTGGTGGCGCGAATGTCCTTCGTGCGGCGCTTGGAACTGATGCGGCGGATACGCGCGTTGGCCGGGAAGAAGGAATTTCTGGACGCGGGGGAAGACGCCGGCGGAAAGATGGACGGAGCGCTGGTGCAGGCGGAGATCGATCGGAGTTACGTCTGCTGGGGCCTGCGGGAGGTTCGCGGGCTGACGGTGGACGGCGCGGCGGCGACTCCGGAACTGCTGGCGGAGGCCGGACCGGAGAACCTGTTTCGCGAGGCACTGGCGGCGGTACGGGCGGAAACCGGACTGAACGCGGCCGAACGAAAAAACTGATTGTCGCCTTCCACTTCCAGTTCTCGAACCAGGCCGGTTGGAGGTGCGACACGTGCAGGAAGTCCGGCCTGGAGAAGAGACGGCGGTGCGGGTGGCTCGGCGGTAGCCAGGAGCCGGGCGGACCGCCGGTATGGGCGAGGAGCGACGCGGTGCTGCACGAGTGTCCGAGATCCTACATTACGGCGGAGAGCGAGTGCCTGGTGGAGGATTTCCTGGTGCGGCGGCGGCTGGGCGGCATGCAGTTCTCGGAGCTGACGGCGCGGCAGGCCGAGGCCTTCCTGATTCTGGAAAAGGCACTGGTGACGGAGATGAAGAATGGCCAACATGACGGACGAACGGCTACTCGATAGCTTCAGGGAGGCATCGGGGAGCCGGATGAGCGGTCCAGACGATACGCGGAGCGTCGCGGAAGAAATGGCGGGTGCGATGCGTGACGCGCAATCGACGGAAATGAAGCCCGAGGCGGAGAGCGGAATGGGCGCGACAGCGCAGGAGCAGACGAAGGCGTCGTGGGACGAGCTAACGACGGGGATGAAGCCGGAGGCGACGGGCGGGACGGCGGCGACAGCGAGGGGGCAGTCGGAGAGCAACCTGTACGGAGAATCGGGGACTTCGGAGGGGTCGAGCTACCACAGCGAAAGCGGCACCAGCGAAAGCAGCAGCAGTTCGACGGGAACGGAAAGCAGTACCGCCTCCAAGATCGAATCGGGCATCTCGACCTATTCCGAAGGAGGGGGACTCATTTCCCTGATCCCCAAGCTGATCGGGTGGTTCAGCGGGGGCTCATCCGCTCCGCCGGAACTGGAGAAATACGCGATGCCATCGAAGATCTCGTTTGAGAGCGCCGACACGGGAAGCGGGCTGAGCGCGTCGGATTTCGACCAAATGGGCACGCCGAGGCTGTACAGCAGCACTGCGGATTCTCCGGAGGCGACGAGCGGCGGGACGGCAGCGAATTCCAGCGTGGCTGGACAAGGCGGCGGGACTTCGGGAAGCGGAGGAAGCTCGACGTCGCCGCAGATTTCGGTGACGGTGCAGACGATGGATGCGCAGTCGTTTCTGGATAACAGCGACCAGATTGCGCAGGCGGTTCGCGGAGCGATGCTGAACCTCAGTTCGATTAACGACGTAGTCAACGAACTCTGACAATGGCCACCTTTCCCAAATTGAAAACCAATGCCGTGGCGCAGTACCCGGCGACGCGGGCCTTGCGATACAAGAACCAGACGGTGCGGTTTCTGGATGGGACGGACCAGCGATACCGGGACGCGAGCGGGCCGCTGCATCGATGGGTCATCCGGCTGAGCGAACTGGACGAGCGGGAACTGGCGGAGATGGAGGGATTCTTCTTGAGCAATGAAGGACAGTTCGGGAGCTTCGTCTTCGTGGATCCCTGGGATAGCACCTCGTACCCGAGCTGCAGCCTGGCGAGCGATCAACAGGATCTGACGGCCGTTGCGGCGATGCAAGGGAAGACGAGCTTGACGGTGGTCGAGAACCGGACATAGATATGTTTCCACAACTGCCGACGGGAGCGCTGAGCCAGTATCCTCTGCGCAAGCGGCGCCTGGCGCGAACGGTGGTCAACACGATGGCCGACGGTTCGACGATCAAGCTGCCGGACGTGGCGGCGCAGACCACGGAATGGCAACTGCAATACGCCGGGCTGAGCGACGCGGAACTGGCGACGCTGGCGCAGTTCTTCGAATCGATGGAAGGCTCGCTGAACGGGTTCACGTTTTTGGATCCGAACGGGAACCTGCTGGCCTGGAGCGACGATCCGAGCCAGGTGGAGTGGCAGAAAGCGTCGTTTCTGACGCTGACCGGCGGGGGCGCCGACCCGACCGGGGGAACGTGCGCGTGGCACATCGTCAATTCCGGGGCGGGCGCACAAAGCCTGTCGCAAACCCTGACCGCCCCGGCGGTGTACCTATACTGCCTGAGCGCGTACGCGCGGGCGGCACAACCGACGACGATCACGCTGCTGCTCGGAAGCCTGCAAGCGGCGTGTGCGTTAGGAACGGGTTGGAACCGCTTCACACTTTCAGGCACGGGCGATGCGGAAGCGACGTCGGTCACCTTCGGAATCGAACTGCCGGCGGGAGCGGCGATCGACCTCTACGGCCCGCAAGTGGAACCGCAGGCGTCGGCATCGGCGTACATGAGCAGCACGACGGGCGGAGTCTACGAGAACGCCCACTTTCGGGACGATACCTTCACTTATACTTCGACCGGCGTGAATCGTAACTCCACAACCGTGAACATAGTGTATGCAAACCATCTCTGATCTCAAGGAACTGGCGGTTACCGATACGCCGATCATGGTGTTCGACTGCGTGTTGTCGAACGGCGTTACGGAAAGCTGGAGTACGCATGCCGTGACGGTCGGCGCGACCAACTATGCCGCGCGGGTGCTGCAGCACAGTGCGTTCGACATCCAGACCGCTTCCGACCAGGGAGTAGACGGGAGTCCGAAGATCTCGCTGGTGCTGGCGAATGCCGACTTGCACTTCTCGGAAATCGAGCGCACGACGGGGTGGAAGGGCGCGCAGCTCACGGTTGGGTTTCTGTTCTACGACCTGCGGAACAACGTACCGCTGACGGACAGCACCGTGATCTTCCAGGGAATCTGCAATCCGCCCGATCAGATCAAGGAAGCGACCTTCCGACTGTCGGCGATCAACCGGATGAACTTGCAGCGGCTGCTGCTGCCGGAAGTGCGGATCCAGCGGAGGTGTCCCTGGACATTCCCGGCGACGGCGGATCAGCGAGCCGAGGCCGTGAATGGCGGGGCGGACGGCAAGTATTCCCTGTACTATCGCTGCGGCTACTCACCCGATATCTCGGGAGGCGCGGGGAGCCTGAACGGGACAACGCCATTTACGACGTGCGGCTATACGACATCGGATTGCCAGGCAAGGGGCATTCCGCAGCGGTTTGGCGGCATCGAGTACGTTCCGGCGGCGATCTCGGTTCGCGGCTATGGGAAGGACTGGACCACGTCGGCGCTGTCGGTGAACCAAGCCAGGTACAACGACTATGTGCCGATGATTTACGGAACGGCATGGGTCGAGCCGCTGGTGGTATTCGCCCGTAACGACGGCAATCTGACGCGGATGGAGGTACTGCTAAGTATCGGGCAGATCGAAAGCGTGCAAACGGTGCTGGTGGACGATGTGCAGATCCCGATGGGGGTAGCTGGCCAGAACATGACGGGCACAGGCTGGTACAACCTCATCACACCGGGCACGCGCGACGGGGCGTACGACATGAACTTCACAAACCCGGACGGGAGTCCGGCGGGCGACCCGTATGGCAGCATGGCGTACCTTTCGGTGGTGGTGCCGAACCAGTTGAACGACGGAAACACGCTGCCGAGTGTGCAGGTGTTGATGCAGGGGCTGATCGTTCCCACTTATGCGGCGGACGGAACCTATGTCAGCGACCAATTCTCGAGCAACCCGGCGTGGATTCTGCTGGACGTACTGCGGAGAAGCGGCTGGACAGCGGCTGAGATCGACCTGACGAGCTTCGCCGCGGCGGCGGCCTATTGCGACGAGCAAATTCAATCGACGGACCTGAATGGCAACCCGATCACGATTTCGCGGTTTCAATGCAACGTCGCGATCCAGAAGCGGAAGAGCGCGGGCGATGTGGTCCGCGGGGTACGCAACGCAGCCCGGCTATTCCTCACGTATGGACCGGGCGGCGTGCTGCAACTGCAGGTTGAGAATTCGCTGCCGTTGCAACAACCAATGCAGAGCACGTATACGAACAGCACGGGATCGCTAGGCGGAGGGTGGCCGGCATACGAATTCGGGGACGGCAGCAGCGGGTGTTCCGGCATTCTTCGCCAGCGGAACGGCGCGCCAAGCGTGACGATCTCGTCGCGCAGCATCGCCGACACGCCGAACTGCTTCACGATCGATTTCCAGGACGGATTGAACGGCTACCAGCAGGACAGCTACACGGTGGTAGACCCGGACGACATTGCATTGGCCGGACAGACCGTCACGGCGACGCTGATGGCGATCGGGCTTCCGAATTACGACCAGGCGGCCCGGATTCTACAGTTCACGCTCGATAAGTCGGTTAGAGGAAACACCTACATCCAGTTCGACACCAGCATCAAAGCCTTCGGAATCAAGCCCGGCGACATAATTACGGTTACTTATCTGAATCAAGGGTTCAACCGCCAGCCATTCCGCGTTCTGAAGATCTCACCGGCGACGAACTACCGGACCTGCACGATTTCGGCACAGATTCACGACGACGCGTGGTACGCGGATAGCAACGGCCAACCGACGTCGGCGCCGGGTTCAACGCAACCGGGGACGGCCGGGGTGGGAGTACCGCGGCCGCTGGTCGGCAGCGCGATCGACGCCAACGGCAACATGCAGTTCGGGGTCGCGGAAAGCGACACGATCAACAGCGATGGCACGGTAGATACCACCTTGTCAGTCAGCTTTGTCGCGCCGAGCAACCCGAGCGCGGAATCGGGCACTGCGCCGCCTGGCGTGCCGCTCCTAAACCTTGTCCCGACATTTGGCACGGGCGGGACGCTGACGGGCGGCCAGACGCTGTACTACGCCATCTCGGCGGTGGATAGCACGGGAGACGAGAGCGCACTCTCCTTCATTGTGCAGGCGGCGATTCCGCAAGACGATAGCAGCGTCACGCTGACGAGGTTGAGCTTCGCCTCCGGCACCAGCGTGTTTTGCGTGTACCGGGGGGCGACACCAGCGAACCTGCTGCAAATCGCGTCGCAACAGACGGTAGCCAGCACCTTCACCGACGGCGGCCTGAGTAACGTACTGATCGCGCCGCCGGACGTGAACTTCGACCACGCCAACTTCTACTGGCGGATGGAACAGGTGCCGGAGAGCGGGGTGACCATCCACTCTCCGACCGCGGTTGGCAACGGGACGCTGCAGATGACCGTGAACGCCTATCGAGGGATGACGGCGCGGATTACGAGGGGAACGGGCGCCGGACAAGAACGAACCATCTCGGCCAACAGTGCGACCAGCGTAACGGTGTCGCCGGCGTGGACCGTGGAACCGGACACGACGAGTTTCTTCGCCGTGGCGGAAGCGGCCTGGCACTTCGCTGCGCTGACCACGAGCAGTCCGGTGCAGCTTACGGTACCGAACCTAGCGGGCGAAGTGGTGCAGGTTACAGGCCGCTCGGCCAACGTCAACGACGTGGAATGCTCCCCGCAGCTATCGGTGGTGACACGATGGCAGATCGGCGGGTCGGGGACCTCGGATACGGATGTACCGGGGGTGCCATTCTTCGGACTGAGTCCCGGCCAGAACGAAGGGACGGTGGAATTGAGCGGTGTGTCGTTTGCGGACCTCACGAACACGCAGACGGTTTCCTCGGCCACGCTCACGATGTACTACTGGGACGAGCTTCAGGGGACGCCAACGACGGCGCTGGCAAGCGCGCTGGGGAGCGCGGACACGACGCTGAGTCTCAACACGCCAGGCACGGGAATAGCGGGGACGATACTGCAGATCGAGACCGAGTTGCTTCAGATCACAGCGACCGCCAATGGGGACATGCAATACACCGTCCAGCGGGGCGTGCAGGGGAGCCAGGCAGCGGCGCACGCACTCGGAACACCGGTCTACCACCTTGCGGCCAAGACCGTCATCGCGCCGTTCCCCGAGGGGTTTTTCGGGAGCCCCTACTGCGGAAGCTGGAATTATTCAATTCCTCTGCCGGACGTGAGGGTGGCGAGCGGGCAACTATTCGTGACTAACTCGAGAGGAAACAGCCCGACGGCCAACGCTCTTTTGACACACTCGGCGGACAGCGGTTTGCGGACGCTTTCCGGCGGACAGTACTCGATTCAAGTGGACGGGTTCCTGGCGGTGGACCAATCCGTAGCGCCGGCCCTGGTGGTGGATGCCGCGCGCTCGGTAAGGGACGTGTTCGCCGTTCTCGGCACGGCGGCTGACGCTCCGGTGCAACTGCAACTGAACGTCAACGGCGCCGCATATTGCCAGGTGACGTTTGCCACCGGCCTTACTCTATCGAGCTCGGTGGACGGCAAGACACTGCTTCCGCTAGCCGCCGGCGCGCAACTGACGCTTTCGGTGTTGTCGGTTGGCCAAGTGCTGCCGGGGTCCGACCTCACCCTCCTGATTCGACTCTAATGAGCGAACAACTTACCAAGCTGTGCCCGGACCGAGACCTGCAATGTTACTACCTGCAGCCTTCGGCAATCGCGGCTCTCAGCCAAACCAGCGCGACGGGGTTCACGGTGTCGGGCTGTTGGCGGCAACAGTTCGATTGGGCGGTAATCGAATGGAACCGCGACAACGTCTTCGAGCATCCAACCTTGCGGAACCTGCCGGATGGAGACCTGAGCGGAGTACACCTAAATTACCAGGAGACCCGGACCGGTTGTATTCCGATGGATTCGGCTTTGTATCCAACGGTGGCCTGGCCCTATCTGAGGGTTTGGGCCGATTCAGGGGACTCGTTCGGCGCGGCGGAGACGATTTACTACGTGAACCTGGCCGCCCACGCTACGCCCGCCGGCAGCTACACCGCGGCTACCGCACAAATGCAGTTGCAGGGTGTACCGAGTGCCGGAGATTACGTTCAACTGGCTTGGCTGGACCAACACTTCTACTATCAGATCCAGAGTGGCGACACGCTGGCGTCCGCCGCGACCAACCTGGCGGCCGCCATCACAGCGGGGCAAGCGACAGGTCAGGTCACGGCGGCGGCTAGCGGGACGCTGATAACACTGACCTATCTGGGCCAGCCGGGTTCCAATGGCAACCGAGTCGGCGTTTACGGAACCGTCAGCGGCGCCGGGACGGAATCCTGGACGGCGATGTCGGCGGTCTTCGGTGGGGGCGTAACGCCCGCTACATGGCAGATCACCCTGGACTTCAGTAATCTGCTGGACACTAACGGGAACCGAATACCGACTACCAATGTGCGGAAACTGCGCTGGACGTATGCGGCGGACATGCAGGCAGGGAGTTTCGCCAGGAGCGAATTCTCGGTGGTGGTCGCGCAGTGGCAGGTCACCGGGACGAATCTGCAGTACAGCGTTGCCGGAACCGGGAGCCGGAGGATCGAGGACGTTTCGTCCGCGGTTATCTATCAAGGGTCCTGGTCAAATGCCATCGGGAACTACTCGGGAGGCTCGATTCACTGGACGACCACGCCGGGAGCCTCGCTTACCTGTTCGTATTCCGCGGCGGCGCAACATTCGCTGTATCTGGGCACGAGGTGCCTGGATGGTGGCGCGCAGATCACTGTGCAGGTGGACAATAATCCGGCGGTTTCCGTCAGCCTTGAATTGGCGGGCGAGGATGTCTTGACGCGAGTTCCCCTGGGGACGCAATCCGGCGCGGTGACGCACAGCGTCACGGTGACGCACAGTGGCGCGACGGGCGCGAGCTTCTATTTCGACTTCCTGGAGATGGCGTATCCGGCAAGCGCCCTGCCGACGTTCGCGACCGTGCCGGCGACCAGCCTGGCCACCGATTGGGACACGGAACATTCGCTGGCGCTGGCGCCGGAGCGAACGGCGTGGCTGATTCAGACTCTCGGTTTTCGCGGCAGGGTGAATCACTACGCGGGGGCGCTGTGGTTCTACGAACTCTGCGGCTCGGGGCAGCAATACGCGTCGGCGACTATTACGTTCACGGGCACGCCTCAGTTCGCCTCGGGAGCGATCACGGAGCTGTATCTCGGGCCGACGCTTATCCAACACACGAACCTTCTCGGCGACACTGCCGAATCGATCGCCGTGTGCCTGGCTCTGCTGGTCAACGTGGGGTCCACGGGGGTATGGGCCAGCGCGAATGGCGCGACACTTACCATTACGTCGCGCCAAATTGGGCTCCAGGGAAACAGTCTCAGTATCTCGGTCCAGACTAACAGCCAGGTCTTCACCGGCCAGGCGAGTGGATCGGCGCTGACCGGTGGCGCCGACGGCAAGTGGGTGACAGACTTATCGGCGACGCCCCGACTCAACCGTGCTGCACGCGATTGGAGCTCGAGTTATTTCGGCGCCCTGAAAGGGTACGGGATCGAGGTCACGACATCGTTCAGCATGGAGTTAGGAAACGGCGACGACTCGACCGCGGCAGGCATCGCACAGCGGTATCCGGATGGCGATGCGGTGTGGGTGAGTACGCCCGCGTTGCAGACCAACTTCTCGCCGCAGAGCACCGCCTTTTGGCAGCAGGCATACGCGGATATGGCCGCGGTCATGGACGGCGCCGGTCTGACGCCGTACCTGCAATTTGGCGAGGTCCAGTGGTGGTATTTCGCGGACGCCTCGGGGATGCCCTTTTACGACAGTTACACCACCACCTCGTTCCAGCAGACCTACCACCGGCAGATGGCGGTGATCGCGAGTCAAAATGCCGACCCCAGCGGTCTCGCGGACGAATGCGCGTTCCTGTCGCAATTGATTGGCACGTTCACGAGCACGATCATGGCGTTCGTGCGGCAATCGTATTCCAACGCGATCTTCGAGGTCTTGTATCCGCCGGATACGAACGATACCGCATTGAATCAACTGGTGAACTTTCCGAAGTCGGCCTGGACGGCGGCGAACCTGGCCTGTCTGAAGACGGAGAACTTCACCTACACGGGCGACCGGAACCTGGACCAGGCGCGGCAATCGATCGAACTGCCGATGCAACTCGGGTTCCCTCCGGCGCAGGCCAGCCACCTGACGGGGATCGGCGACTACACCACGCCTTGGGCGAAGGAGCGGCGGTTGGCGATCGGGGCGGGCGTCGGATCGGTAGTGCTGTTCGCTCTCGACCAGTTCTGCCTGATCGGTTATGGCCTGCCCCTGGAAAACGGGCCCCGGATCGCACGGTTTCAGGGCGCCTGA